TCAATCTGCGGCTTCGGTAGCCAGCGCATCAAGGACGATGCGGCATAACTCGCTCTTAGACGCTTTTCGCAATCCGAGAACGGTAAGATGCTCCGTCACGGTTAGGCGAAGCGCGGCAATGACTTCCGAATCGTCGAGAGCGCCTGCGGCGGTTTGCAAGTCGTTGCCATACTTGGCCTTCGCGTTATCGATTATTTCGCAAAGGGTCGGGTTGAAGCGCATTATGCTACCTCCGAATACCTAATGCGTGGGCCGAATCCGGTTCCTACTCCACCCATGCAAACCGGCGTATCGATTGCGGCCACGGCGAAAATCATTGCCGTAAGGTCAGCCAAATAATGATTGGTCGAGACGGGAACGAAACCACTGCCAATCCTCGCCTGATAATCGATAACGATCCGAGCGAACGCTTCAATCTGCACGGTATCAAGATCGCCAAGGGCATTCCGGTAGCGGATCAGCGCCGGGTTGCTATCCTTCAACCGTTCCATATCGCTGGCGATACTTTCGCACCGCTTAACGCTTTCACGAAGCCGCCGCTCTGCGAGCGGCACGTTGTGCTTTTCTGCGCAATGCTCAATATAACTGGCCGAGGCCTTCAGTGACACCGCAAGTGCCGTGGGGTCGTAAAATACGGAGTAGCGGTCAATCGTTGCAGCCGGTGCGCTGGTCTGGAGCATGTGGGTCATTGGGTCGTCCCTCTGCGTTAATGGGACCTCCTATTGGTCACACGAAAGTATGGTTAGCAATAGGGCGGTCGTAGGCGTGTTGTAAGCCATTGATTTCTTATGACAGGATTGTTGGCAGGCGCGTTATCCGGCGAGGATCACTTCGCCCTCATCTTGTCCGTTGAAGCACGAGATAGGCCAAATGCCGCCTACTTCACCGAGGATCATGATCAGGCGCGTGCGCATGTCGTCGGGCGCTGCCGGATCGAAGTTGCGGACCTGAGCTTCCAGATTGTCGAGAACGTCATGGTATGCGTCGGTGGCGATATAATTTTGCTGCGTCATTTCCCGGTCTCCGTTACTTCGGTAACGGACCATTAAACACTACCGTTTATAGGGTCAATAAGCGGTAGTGTTTATTTTGAATGAGGGCTGTTTTGGGTAGACCACCTTTACATATGAAACTCACGAATGTTCGCTTTCCAGAGAAAACGCTGGATAGGATTGACGCACTGGTTGGCGCGAACCGACGGGCGCAATTCATTCGGGAAGTTGTCGAGCGTGAATTAGAGCGGCTCGAGAAGGCCGAAACCACGACGGAAACATAGTAGTGCTGCGCTGATCAGGCTGTCGGTGTCGCTGCATTTTTCCGGCGCTTCCGTGAGGCCAGCCTATTGCTCTCCCTACGGGCGGATAGGCGGGCCTCTTCTGTCTCATGGAAGGTATAACCACGGACACCCGTTGCCCGCTTCACAGACTGCTGTTCTTCCCTGTCGCGCTGCTTGGCGAGTTGGCGTGTCGCGTCATTGGCAAACCACCGACGCGGCTTATAATCGTCGCGGCCTTCGGCAGACGCTCGGGCGGCGCGTTCAGCCTTTCCAGATTCGGTGCGCTCAAGTGCGCGCTCTGCCTTGTCGTGCGCCAGACGTTGCCGGAAGCCCTCGATGGAATCAGCAAAAGCTAATTCAACTGCCATTTCGTCACCTCATCATCAATCGTCATCTATTGAGATTTATAGCGGGTCAGATGGTGGCAACGCACAAAAAGCTGGAATAATTTTTGTTGCAAATATTTTTCGGTCTTTGCATCAGCATTCCGTGTGCTTCTCTATCTATATACTTATACTCTTATTATAGAGATATGTAATAGACGACGAAGCACACGGAATGCTGACGCGGGCAAGCGTTCATTACTCGCCGCTGGCGCGGCTCGCCTACGCGGCCTTCGGCCTTGTCAGCGCTTCGCGCTGTCCAGTTCGTCACCGTTCCCCGGAAGGTAGTTCAAGCAGACTCTCCGGGGACGCAAACGCCCTCCCCGGACAAAAATTCCGCGTTTCCGTCATACAGACTCACACACAAGCTTTCAGGTGCCGGGTGTGGGATAGACGCATTCCGGCACATAAAACGCGCCTACACCTCCCTGTGAGTCAAACTAGCGGCTTCTACTGTTGCCGAAGGCACCGGGCCGCGACTGCTTGCGCATTTCGTCGGCGATGACACCGCGAACGGTCGTTTCCATCTGCTTCGCCAGCTTCCCGGCAAGGTCGTTGTTCTGCTCCGGCGTCCCGGCGCTGCCGTTCACGGTAATCGGCGCATTGATAGAGATCGCCTGCACCGCCGCGCTGCTGTTCGCGGCCTTTAGGTCGGGCGTGCGGATCGACGGTGCATCCCCGACGAAACCACCTTCGGCAAATCCGCCCAGCGCGCCGCGGTGCATTGCATCAAGATTGCCGATGCCGATCCGGCTGGTTGCCTTCTTGCTCATGACGTATTCGCCCTTGTGCACTACGCCTGCCGGTTCATACTTCCCGCCATCGCCTGTGTAGCCACCTTCGGAGAAACCGAAGAGCTTGCCAAGAATGCCGGTGCCTATTCCGGCCAGTCCGGCCAGCGGTCCCTTGCCGAGAAGTGCGGCCTGAAGCGTTGCGTCGATCAAGTTATTGATGAGGCTGCGAACCGCGCCATTCAAATCCTGTGTTCCGGTAAGAAGGCCGGACAGGGACGACGTGAAGCTCTCCGCAAAGAACTTTTGCGCATTCTTCAGGCCTTCGGCACTGTCGCCAGCCTTCTTGTTTTCGCCGTCAAGCTGCTGAGTGAGCGTGATCTTCTCGCGAATCTTGGCAAGCTCCTGATCGGTCAGGGTGATCCCTGCCCGCTTGGCTTCCTGCTGGGCCTGATACACGGCAAGCTCGATACGCTGCTGTGATGCAGACATGCCGGAAATCGACTGTTCGAATCGGGCAAGGTCAAGACCCTCCTGCACCGACTGGTTCAGGCTCTTGCGGGCGGCGTCCTGCTGCTTGATGAGATCGGTCTTCGCCTTCTCGCTATCGGTCGGCGCAAGCGGCTGGGCGGCGGTAGGCGTGCCGTTATAGGCGTCGCGAATGGTGCCATCATCGACACGGCGCAAACCCTCCCATTCATTGCGAAGGCCAGCCGGATCATTGCCACGACGACGCATGAGGGCGCGGGCAAGTTCGTCCTGGGTATCCTGATCGTAGAGCCGATCACCGGACAAACCGAGTTCCTTGATAAGTCCCTCAAGGGTTGCGCCCGTGATCTGGTAGCGGCCAAGTGCGGACGAACCCTTGCCGTCGCCGTAGAGGGCGCGGTTCGCCGGATTGGCAAGCATGGTGCGCTGAAGATCACGGACCTGATTGAGCGTCATCCCGACAAGGTTCTGTGCGCCGCCGGTCCACCGGCCATTATCGAGGGTCGAATTATAGTCGCCACCGCTTTCGACCGAGGCGACCAGATCGAGGAAATTATCGTGCTTGCCGAACCGGACGATGCTCTTAGCGCGGTTCGCAAGGTCGGTTGCATTCATGACTTCGCCCATGGTGCGGGCGTTGCCCACGGCCCGCTGATAGGCGGCATCAATGCCGTCAATTGTGGCAAGACTGTCCAGTTCTGCCTTCAGTTCCGGCACAAGCTTCTTCAGGTCGGCGAGCGCGGTCTTGAAGTTCGCGGCGGCGGCGACGTTGCCACCCATCGCGCCGGACAGGCTATTGCTTGCGGCGGACAGTTCCTTAAGCGCCTGCTTGAATTCGTTACTGCCGCCCTTGGCCTCATCAATCTGGGCATCCACGGCGGACAAGGCGGCGCGAAGCTGGCGAAGTTCGACTTCCTTCATCAAATTGAGCGGGTTAGCTTCGGTATCGGCAATCTTACGAAGGATACGCTCCCGCTGGTCCTGAAGCCGCTTCAACTGCTGTTCCGGCGTATTGTAGGCTGCAACAGCCTTGTCACGCGCACCGCCGGACGGGTCATTGATTGCACCGATGATGCGCGATGCGACGTTAACGCCTTCGATAGCTGCCTGCTTGGCGTATATCGTGAAGTTCCGCCACATGGTGGAAAACTCGCGGTCGATCCTTTTCGCGGCCTCAATCTGTTCGTCGGTGAAGGTCGCCGCCTCGCTGCGCATCTTCTGGATTTCCGCAACGGACATGCCGAGCATCTTGGCGAGGTCTTCCGCGCCCTGTCCGCCGAACAACTCATCGAGGGCGCGGGTCTGTCCAGCACGATCAAGCTTCTGAAGCTCACCAACGATCTCATCGAGGAAACGGCTCGGGTCTTGCAACTTACGGCCAACTTCTTCGGCGGAATAGCCAAGCGTCGCGAACCATTCCGCGCCACCACCCTTGCCGGTGCGTGCAAATTCGTCGCCGCGAATATTCAATTCCTTAAGGGCGTCGGTCACGCCGTCGATGCTCATCCCGGTTGCCGTGGCGACATAGCCCCACTGCTGCCAAGCCTTCGCCGAGACGCCAGCCTTGCGGGCCTCGCGGTCAACTTCGGCAACACTGTCGGCGATCTGCTTGAGGGCGATAGCCGCACCACCGATGCCGGCCACCATAGCACCGCCGCGCATCAGCGGCGTGAACATGCTTTCGATCTTCCCGGCAACACCGCCAATCGACTTTTCCATGTTCTGTGCGGATTGCCGAGCACGGCCCTCCATCTTCTTGAAGTTGTCGTTGGTCGCGTTGCGGGCGCGGGCCATGTCCTTTTCATACTTGTTCATGCGAGCCTCAAGGCTCACTACAAGGCGCTGTTCGTCGTTCATTGCGTGGTTCCTTATGCTGCTTCTGACCAAAGGCGGTCGTATTCATCGGGGTCCATATTGAGGATTGAGCGGCGGCTATCGTTCGCGATGGCACGGGACACGGCCATTGCGGCGGCAACCGCGCCGTCGATGCGGTCGGTCTTCTTGCCCTTGTGCATCCGAACAAGGCCGGTATCGTTCCGACTGGCAACAACGCTATCGAAGTGATGGCGAATGATCGGGTGGCCGTTGTGCCGGATGCTGAAGCCGTTCACGGTGCGCTCAAGGTGCCCGATTGCCGGTCCCATCGTCAGCGGTCCCTGCCGCATCTCGATTGCGGGCAAGCCATCATCATGAAGGCGCTGCATCGTCATGCGGGCAAGATGCGGGTCGAACGCGATTTCCCGCACGTCGAACCGGGCGCAAAGCTCGCGAATATGGGCTTCGACGGCTTCCGGCTGAATAACCGGCCCATCAACCGCAATAATGAACTTGTCGTCGCGCCAACGCTCATAAGGAACACCGTCGCGAATACCACGCTCGCGCAAATCATCGCCCGGAACAAAGAACCACGGGTGAGTGAAAACACGCCCGTCGCTATGACGCCACGCGCCCACAACTGCGGTCAGGTCGCCGTTGACGCTCATGTCTACGCCGAGATAGGCCGGAAGTGCCTCAAGATCGGTAAGGTCGAAGTTCGGATCATGCCCGGCATCGTATGCGGCCATACTGAAAAGCGGTTCGCGGGAAGCGGCCTGCCAGATGTTGAGGTTATACTGAAGGAAGGCATAGCGTTCCTGCGGACGGTCGCGGGCGTCGGCTACAAGGTCGCGGAATTCTTCGACCGACACAAAACCGTCTGCAAGGCCGGGGTTCGCCTTGTGCCACGTCGCCGGGTCTTCCCAATCGTCGCCGGGTTCGGCCATAAACAGGATAGGCAGATAGGACGGGTTCACCTTCTCGCCGCTAGCGATCTTGCAAGCGTTTAAATACTCGTCATAGAGCAAGTTTTCGTGTCCAGCGCCTGCCGTGGTGCAGATGATCGTCAGGGGGCGCTTCTTCACGCGGGAAGACTTCAGGGCCTCCCAAAGCTCGCGGCCCTTCCATACGTGCAGTTCGTCGGCGAGGATGAAGGTCGGGGAAAGACCGTGCGCCTTGCCACCGTCTGAAGACATGACTTCAAGCGTGGCCTGCTTCACCGGACATTCGATCAGCTTCTTTGCATTCTTGGCGTCATAGATGCGGGTTCCGGCAATCAGCCGCTTATCCATACGGATGATGTTCCGGGCTTCCTCGAAACCAATCTTGCCCTGATCGCGATCCTTTGCCGCGAAGATTGCCTGTCCACCGGGAGCGGCTTCCGGGCCGATGGTGTGAAGCAAGGCGAGCGCTGCGGCGAGGCTGGTCTTGCGGTTACCACGCGGAAGAAACAGCAAGACCGTCTTCACGATCATCGTGCCGTCAGAATTGCGCGGCCCGTATATGCGGCGAATGATACGTTCCTGCCACCGGGTCAAGGTGAAGAAGCTGCCCGGCGCACTGCTGGCAGGATGCTTCAGAAGGCGAAGAAAGCGCACGGCGCGCTCGCCGTGGCCGAAAGGATCGTCAATCGGACTGTTGTCGAATACCCATGCCGGATAGGTGCTGCCCGCCATCACTGCACCATGAAGGGGTTGCTGGCGACGTCATCGTTACCGCATGCACTGCCGACGCGGGCGCGCGATACTGGCGACAGGCCATATTCGGCGGCAAGCTGCCGGGCCGTCTGCATGGCGCGGTTCTGCATTCCGAAGAGAACCTTGTCGAGCGGGTCCGGCGATGCCCGGCGCGCTGCTTCAATCTCACGGATGATGCCGCGCGACATGCAAAGTTCTTCGATGCCGCTAAGGTCTGACCTCGTGACGATGCCGCGTTCAACGAGGCCCGGCATAATTCGCTTCCATTCGTCGCGCGCGTAGCCGGATAGGTGCTTCGGTGCCGAAGGTGCCTTCTTGAGCGCGTCACTGTCACGGGAAACAGCGGGCTTCACACCACGGGTATGCGTCATGACGTGGCAACCGCCCGCAATTCGAGGCCGCGCCGCCTGCCGATTTCAGTGATTTCCTTCAGGTTATGGGCCGCACCGTTGTAGGAAATCCTGTCGGCGGTCGTGATGCCCGGCAGATACCGGATGCGGAAAATGACGCTCCCGTTCTCTGCTTCGCCATAGCCGGTAAGGAATTCGGTCGCCGACTGCTGCACGATCTCGGCACGCACGGTGTCAATAATTGTCCAGGCGGGTGAAACCGCGCCGGTCGGACCTACGGTTTCAACCTGCCGTTCGAGTGTGATGGTGCGATCAAGCTTCCCGGCGCGCATCAGATAATCCACCGAATGAGGGCTTCGACGGACAGGACGCCGTGACCATAGGTAGGGTCGGGGTCGCGCGGATAGACGGCACGCGTGATGCGGAAATGATCGCAATACCCGCCTTCGATGGTGATGGTCTTGTCTAGTGCTGTGGTCACTGCGAAGGCGATTACCTTGGCCGCATCCTCGCCAGCGTCCAGCGTCCAGATATGCAGGTCCTTGTAAACCCACGCCGCGCGCTGGGCGGTGTAGTCTTGCCCGTGCAATTCGGTGGTGCCATTGCTCATGATGATGCAAGGCGTCTTGTCAGGCCGCGAGCCACCGGCCCGGATATGGTCTGCCGGGACAAGGGCGCTCACTGCCGGATTGGAGATAAGGGCGGCCCGGATGGCCGTCTGAAGTGCAAGGGTCGGTTCAATCATCACTTATTCCATGCGTCCTTTACCGCCTTCTTGGCGGCACGGTTGATGCGGTTCTGAAGGCGAGCGCGGAGCAACCGGAGCGCGGGCCAGAAAAAGGGCTGTGCGTCGGCTTCTGCCGTGCCGTATTCGACAAGGTGCGCGTAACGAACGTCGCTGTTTCCTGCGGTCACGATAACTTCGGTCTCACCTGCTATGCGCGAACCGCCCGGCTGCGAATACGGCGGCGTCGAATGGCCGGGCATGGTCACGGCAATGCTATCGATCAGCGCGCCAGTGTCGCGCGACGTTTCGGCGAGAAGCTTCTGGGCGCTGGCAAGCTCCTTGCTGGACTTCAAGAGGGCCGGAATGACTGCCTCACGCGGCGCGCGCTTGATGCGGTCGAAGGCCGCAAGGGTCGAAGCAAGGCCGTTGTCGTTCTTATTCGCCATTGCCGAACCAGTTTTCACGGTAAGAATTGGCGATATTGGTCACGCCGAGCGGCGCAAACTGCATAGAAATGCCCGCTGCAATGGCTTCCCGCTGCTCATAATAATAGGCGACGAGCAAGAGCGCCGCGCGCTTCAGGTCTGCCGGAACGGGATCAAGATCGGCGAACTGCTTCCCGATATAGTTGGAAAGCCAAGCGTCTGCGGCTTCGATGTAGAACGAAATCAGTTCGTCGTCGGTCGTGCCGTCGATATTCAGGTGTGATTTCGCAAGCGAAAGCGGGACGCTGTTCATGCGTTTTCGGCCTTTCCAGAAAAAGTTATATTCGGCGTCTCTTGTAAGGTGCTCCCCGCGCCGGTTCCCTTCGAACGCTCAAAGTCGGAGACCACCCCCGGCCCGTTGAGATCGATGTGCTTGAGGATGGCCGCGATTACGCTGCCGTGACGGTGGACACGTTGTGCCATCGCATTGGTGCTGATGCCGAGACGCTCGGCCCATTGTCTTGAAGTGAGCGAGACGCCGTGCACTGTATGAATCTGCGGGCCTCGCGGTCTTTCGCGGACCGCTTGGCGCTTAATTATGAAAGGCTTGTAGACAGCCTTAGGCTCTTCGCGGTTGACCCAGCGTTCAACTCTTGCTTCGCGCTGGGTCTGAATGCCGAGAAGAGAATAAGCGCGCTGTCGGATAGCTGCGCACTCGGCGTCAAACTCGTCCTTATCGATCTGACGGGCACGTTCTGCCGGGGTCATACTAAAACCTCATCCGGTAGATGAGGACGTTCGACATCCGGCGATTGAATCAGATAAGTGTATGCTCTCAAAACGTTGGAGGGCATAGAACGATGGATATTGAAGAACACGGCGACTTCTACATTCACAGGCAAACAATCGCTGACGCTGATGGGCGCGTGACCGAATTCTTCGATGTCGGGCATATTATCGATGTGAAGGGCAGACGCATCCACAAGGTAAACTCCGATGTTGGGTTCTCCAATCGAGCCGAAGCTCTTCAATGGATAGAGAAGCAGAAGGCGTAGTGTCATTGCGCGCGCTCCTGCCGCTGCTTGATTGAATTGTGACAGGGTGCGCAAAGCGGCTGCCAGTTGGCGCGGCTGTTAAAAAGGTTCCGGTCGCCGCGATGCGGAATGATGTGATCCACGACGAATGCAGGCTTGCCGCAACCGGGCATGGCGCAATGCGGGTGCATGGCGAGGTATTCGGCGCGGGCCTTGCGCCATGTGTTGTCATAGCCGCGCGCACGGGCCGAAGGGCGGCGTGCGTCATGGCGGGCGTTGCGCTCGCGGGTCGCGGCGCGCTGGCATTCACAAAGAACGCCATGCGGCACAATGCGGCCACAAGAACAGATGCGTGGCGGCAAGCTCATGCGCGACCACCGATCTTTGCCTTGAGGGCCTGAAGCCCGGCCCGGTCAAATTCGGGATCAAGGCCAGCTTCCACGTTGCGTGCGGCCTGTTCAGGGTCAGTCTGCTTGTCTTCCTTGGCATCACCGCTGCCGTGAATGGCCTTCAGCTTGGCGATGTGGCCGGAATACGCGCGGTCGATTTCGGTCGGCGTGGCGTTCCATGCCGCATCCGGTGTCCAGCCAAGCCAGCCGGTCGCCTTCTCATAGAGGTCTGAATAGTAATCCGGCCATGACACCGGCTTCCCCGGTAAAGTAAGAGCGGACTTACTTGCCTCCCTCATAGGGGACGGGCGTAACATCATGACAAGCTGAAAGAGCGGTGCTTGCACGGCGTCGAAGAAAGAGGAAAGCGGCTTTCCGGGTATGCCAGCCAAGAAAGCCGCCGCATCCTGCGCGGGGGACGAAGCCGCGAGGACGATTTCAGAAATGATTGTGAAGTTGCCTTCGTCCAGCGCCCCGAACATTGCGGGAAAGCCGAAGCGTGCTTCAAGGGTAGTTGCGGCTCGCAAGGTAGGGCGAAGCGCCACGGTGTTGCCACCATGCGCGATCCTTACTTCTTCGTAGGCGGGCCGATGGTAGGTCATGGCTTAGGCTGCAACCTTCAGCTTTACGAACCGGTCAGGGTGCGTCAGGTCAGCACCGACGCGCTTGCGGGCGTGGAAACGAACCTGCCCCTTGCCTGCGAGGCTGTAGGGGTCGCGGAGCGTAGACAGGCCCACGCGGTCGATGATGCGATAGCCGGACAGGTCGCCGAACAGGATCGGGAACTTGCCCGCGCCGATATCGTCCATGTCAGGCATTTCGACAATCGGACGGCCAAGCAGGGTCATGACGCCGCCTGCGGTGATCGGGTCGAGAACAAGGTAACGGCCCGTGCCATCCTTCCACTGGCGAATGACGGACAGCGTGTTGCGGTTCATGATCCATTCGCCATTCTGGGCGTGGGTCGTGGCAATGGCGTGATACATGCCGATAATCACGTCGGCAGGGTTCGTAGACGGGAATGCTGCGGAAACGCCCGTCTTCACTTCCTTGATGCCTGTCGCGGTCATGATGCCCTTCGGCTGGCCTACGCCGGTTCCCTTGACGAACGCAACGCCTTCGGTCCTGCCAAAGCTTTCGGCGTAATCGGCGAGAAGTTCGCCCTCAAGGCCGTATGCGTTGTCTTCGAGGAGCTGGTTCGAAACGTCGGTGAAGGTTGCCAGCTCGAACGGCGTCAACTTGACCTGTTCAAAGGTCATGCCGCTTTCCGTGCGGTCTTCCGTTTCAGCCACCCATGTCGCGGCAGTGCCGGACACACGGCGCGGATAAATGATTTCCGGCGACGAGATCGAAATGACGCGGGCATAGCTGCGGATAGGCGAATATTCATTCAACAGCTTGATAAGCTCGCTGCCGAATTCTCCCGGTGCCAGATAGCCGCCGTTAGCGTCGGTCGAAACCGTGAGGGCCTTCTGTTCTTCCTGACTGATACGGTCGCCACGGCGAAGATAGGACACGAAGGCCTTGCGTTCGCTGTTGTCGTTCCCTGCTGCCGGGTGATTGCTGTTTGCCGCAAACGGGCGATTGGCCTTGGCTTCCAGCTTGTCCATGCGGGCCTTGATGGCCTTCACTTCTTCTGCGGAGATAACCGGGTCAGCCTTGACTGCCGGTGCGTTCTGAATTTCTTCTTCCATGTGGTTTCCTTCGGTGATTGACTTAACGACGTTGACGCGCGCGCCCGGATGAACCGGGCGGCGGCATAGGCTGATTTCATTGACGGTGATGGACTTGAACACGCGGCCACCTGCGGCGCGCGGATCAAAACCGGTGTGGCGGAAGCCAATGGACAAGCCGCCGATCTTCCCGGCCTTCAATTGCCGGTGTGCATCGCGGGCGGGGCCGATACCTTCCACAAACAAGCGGCCCTTTACCTCAAGGCCGCTGTCGGTTTCGGTGCAGGTTTCCCAGACGCCGACAACCTTCTGCTGGTCATGCTCCATGACCATAGGCACGCTGTTCGCGAAGGCGATTGTTCCCTTCTCGATCACATCACCGACGCTATCCGGGGAACCGAAAGGCCATGCGATGCCGGTCACGGTGCCGGTATCATCGATAAAGACTTCGGCCTTGATTTCGAGATTTTCAGCTTCGATCACAGGCCGGTATCCTTCAGGGCCTCATTGACGGCTGCGCTCAAGTCGCCGATAGCTGCGGCCTGTCGCAAATCGTCCTGGGGGATTGCCGGGGCTTCCGGCATTCCGAAATAGCGCGCGTCCAGAATGTCAAATGCCAGATGATAGAGGTCGGTGATAAGCATCGAACGGCTGTAGATGCTGATAAGCTTGTGAGACTCTTCCGGTGACATGCCGCCGCCAATGAGGCCGGTGCGGATGACTTCCGTAAGGTCGCTAAAGCGTGCAACGCCCTCGCGGTAACGATAATGCAGGGCCATGATGCCGCTGCCGGTCGTTCGCTCAAGCTCGTGAATCATTTCGGTCGTGAGGGCGAAGGTCTTTTCGCCGTCACCGAAAAAGGCGGTGTGCTGCATCAGGACTTCGTTGCCTTCTCATAGGCCGCAAGGCGAGCTTCGAGCGAAGCCACAAGCTGTGCGATGGTCATGCGTTCTCCTTCGGCTGCGGGCGTTCTGCCGGGCCGGTCGTGGTTGTCGTTGTGTAGGGGTTTGCCAGTTCGTCACCGCCCGGAAGTGCGGGCAGGTTCATGGCAGCGCGGACTTCGTTCGGGGTCATGGCGCGCATGGCGACAAGCTTGCCGAAGATTTCAGCGCGGCCTGCGGCGTCGGCGCGCTGAAGGTCATCAATGACAAATTCGAAATAGAGGGTGTCGCGCTCTTCGTCGGTCAACAGGACCGTGGCAAAAGCGTCCTGCCACTTGTCGAGCCAAGGCCGAAGGCAAAGCTGAAGGAAAGAAGCCGCCATCTGTTCGGCATTGCTCCATGTCGCACGCTCAAGCTGATAGAGCATGTGCGGCGGGACGCCGAAGACGCGTGCAATTTCGTTGATCTGTTCAAGGCGGTTTTCGATGAACTGCGCGTCGGTGCTGGTCATGGCAGGCTGTTCGAACTTCCAACCTGCATCCATAATAAGCGGGTCGCCGCTCACGCTGGCCTTCCACTTGCGGAAAGACTTCAAAATGTTGGCGATGGCGGCGGTTCCAGCTTCGCCGCCCTGCATCTGTTCGTTGGTGATGATGCCGCTGGGTCGTGCGCCGGAACCGAAGAACTGCGAGGCATGGCGTTCCAGAACGGCAGCGACGCCGATAGCTTCCCGGCCAAGCTTGACCGGCGAGACGCCACCGAAAGCCGGGATATAGAGAACGTCGCGGTAGGAAAGACGCACCTGCCCGCTTGCGGTCGAAACCAGATAGAAGGGTTCGCCGTCGTCTTCGACATTGCGCTGCACCTTCGAAGGGTCAAGGCGGTGAAGCTCAAGGGGACGATCATCGGAGGCGCGGACAACCTGCGCATACCCAGCGCCATGAAGCAGGGCGTCGATCGTGAGATCGATGCGAAGCTGCCCGGCGCTGGTCCAGTCGTTCGCCCGGCTATGGGCAATCTTGTGTGCGTTGTGATCCTTGGCGGCTTCCTTGCTATCACCGGCTTCCCGATAGAGCTTGCAGGGAAGAGAGCCGATAGTTTCGGAGATCAGCCGGACAGCATGAAGAACTGCTGGGACGTGCATCGCGGAGTTGCCAGTAATGATAACGCCGGTTGCAGTAGGGATTGATCCGAAGATTTCGCTGATCATAGGATCAGTGAGGGAATATGCCTTCTGTTCTGCCTGTAAGCCAATAGCCTTCTTTGCAGTCGATACGATATTGGCAAGCAGCAAGCGATCCGTCCTCAATTAACTTGAGGAGAGAGTCTCATATCAGGACTCGCTTGTGAATCCGTAAAATGATTATTTTCCTACTTAATAGGAATTATTTCTTACTAAATCGCATAACTTGGCAGCTTATCGATAGCCTTCTTTTTGGCGATTACCGTCACGTCCCCGTAATCGTCACCAGCGGTGCGGCTTCCGTGGCCCGTGATGGCGTCCAATATGCGGCTGTCAATTTCGACTTCCCTACCCGTGGTTTTCAGGGCGTGACGCCATCCATGATTGGGCTGCACCTCATCTGGAATGAGCTTTTCTTTTTGCAGCCAATTAGAAATTCTGCCTGATACGGTCTTAGCGGGTTCCACCCTCCGCTTGCCGTTCATCGGAGGATAGAACAGCGGGCCATCGGACGACGCGTCAACGAAGTCAAGAAATCCCTTCTCGACAATCTGACTGTGCAACGGCACGTCACGGTATTTACGAGTCTTGACGGTTCCAGCGTCGGGCGTGATCCGCATTACAGGAATTCCACCCTCCATTCGAATGTCACCTTTTCGCAGCTGGGTGATTTCCGAAATGCGTGCACCCGTAAAAGCGCAAATGAGCGGCGCCCACTTCTTCGCGGCGCTGGTCTGTGGCTTCTCTTGCGTCTGCGGATTGTCGGTCTGCTTCGGCACGTAGGCCAAGGTAAATTTCAGTATCGCCGTAGCTTCGTCACGAGTGAATCCCTTCGGTCGGTTCTGGACCTTCTGCGCCACTCTTAGCTTTACGGTGCCAGCCGGGTTCTCCGTAAGTTCGTCATTCGAAACTGCCCAATTGAAAACGGCGTTCACGGCGGTCAAGTAAACGTCTTTGACAGTGCGGGGCGAGAGGGTTTTGATCTTCGCGTCTTTCCATTCCAGCACGATTTTCTTTGTGATCTTGCGGGCGTCCGTGGTGCGCGAGAAAGTGATTAGGTCTTCGATGATGGGACGCCACCGTTTTTCGGCCTCCACACCTTTGCCATTGGCCTTCAGTTCCGCGACATATCGATCAAACAGGTCGCGGATCATGACGGGCGGAACTTCTTCTTGAACGGCTTCCGCCGCAATCAACACCGGGTTTTCAGGCTTGCCGGTGAAGTCACCTTCGTCACGTTCGATGGCCCGCGCCAGAAATTCCAGTTCCGACATGCACAACGCACGGGCGACCTTGCGCCATTCCTCAGTGCCTTTGGTGGCCGTAGTATTGCCAAGTCGGCGATAACGTTCCACGCGGTCGCCGATCACCGTTTCAAGGGTGTCGTCGTTTAAGCGTCCGGCGAGGCCGTCGCGAAGCAGTTTCACGCGAAGATCATCAATACCAATGCTTGCCCATGTCGGACCCGCGTTCCGATAAACCAAATCCGATACCAGCCGGGCATTGTAATCACGCACCGCGATCTGATCAGCCGCGAGTGGATACTGGCCCACTTCGACAGGCGCGCCGGTCGCAATTTGAGCCTCGCGTTTGGCGACAGCGATCTTGCCTTGAAGGAAGGCGACGGCGGCGTGAAGCTTAGCAAGCGCCGCCCGGCGGTCTGGCCCGAGGGCTTCGCGAAGCTCTGTCTTGGTGTCGAGGAAGGGGCGAAGCTCATAAGGAATCACGATCCGGGCAAAATAGCGGCCGTCACGATTGAGCAAATATTTGGGCTGGCGAGCCAT